GGCCTAGAGTTGAAAAACAGCTACTGGGTGGAATTTCTGACAGAGAGACACAAAAGAACTTAAAAACTGTTTTGGCTAATACTAGAAATGCTCTGTTGGCTGACACTGCAATGCAGAACATGGTATATCTCCCTAAGATTGTTATACCTCTCGTTCGACGTTTGTTCCCAAAGTTGATAGCTAATCAAATATTGTCAGTGCAGCCACTAAATGGACCAACGGGTTAATTATCTAGCTCGTTTAAAATCGGGTGAATTGCTGGGAGTTCCTAAAACTCTTAGTACTACAAAGTAGCCGGAAACGGCAAGCTTGAAAGTTTAAAAAACTAAGAGATGTAACAATGGATAACCAGCAGCCAAGCTCCTGAAAGTACATTAAAGTATGGAGAAGGTTCAGAGACTAGAGGTTGAGCTAGTACAAGCAATAATACCTCCTAGAGCGCCCGACAAGTACTAGATAAGTGCTTGAAGATATAGTCCGTTCCACAATGAAAATTGTGGAGTAAAACGTGGATTCGATTTTTAGATGCATTTATTGAAGATTTACAAGGAAATACTACTAACATCTATCCTTGGAAATATGGAGATAATGCCTATTCAACGCCACAACAAGATATAACTGTTGCAATTGCGACTGATGGTACTGCTACAAGCTTTTCTGGAGTATTAGAAGTAAACGAAAATGGTACTATGGTAAAAAAGGTACCATCAGAAGGAACTCTCTTCCTAGAAGTTGGTGCTGGCGGTGGAACGTGGACGAAGATAGCTGAAGCCGATAGAGGTGGAGTACTCCACGCACTAGGTTCAGCTTATAAAGTCGTAGGTGTCGTTAATCCTAAAACACAAGAATTTGTTGTTAACGTTACTGACTCAAATGATAATCCAATTTCGGCAGATCTTAGATTCTCCTTCAAAGAAGACATCCAGAAAAATATACCGTTTGGTGATGGAAAAACTTACAACACGATGCGCTTTGAAATCACCAAGATAGCTGTTGAAGCTAAGACCCGTAAACTGGGTGCCACTTACAGCTTCGAACTTATGGAAGACTATAAGAACGAATTCGGTGAAAACTTCGAAGATAAAATGGTCGATTATTTGACCACAACTATCTTGACTGAAGTCGACAGCGAAGTACTTGATATGTTGTTCAACAGAGCCACTGTAAGCGGTTCTTGGGATGCCACAATGCCAATGACATGGACTCGTGGTATCAACCAATGGTATGAAACCATTATGCCAAAGATCAACAAATTGAGCAACTATATTTATCAAGCAACGCATGTATCCGGCGCAACGTTCTTGGTATGTAGCCCTGTAACTGCCACCATTTTCCAGAGCTTAATGCAGTTCAGTGGAAATGGTACACCAGTTGATCAAATGAATGTCGGAACTGTTAATATCGGAACATTGGCTGGAGTATATAAAGTGTTTACTTCACCGCTCTGTCCTGATGGTAAGATATTACTTGGATTCAAAGGTAGCAAACCTGAGGACACTGGCGCAGTATATGCACCATATGTACCAGTACAACTCCACCCAATCTACTACTCCGAAGGAATGCCTTCGGTCATGGCAAGAACCCGTTATTGGTTAGGCGTATTGCGTCCTGACTACTACGGAGTTCTGAATGTCAACGGAACTATATAGTAGAGACAATAATTAATAATGAAAAAGAGGGAGATTAAGTCTCCCTCTTTTTTTTATCATATACATATCAATGTAAAAGTTAAATTAAATACAGCAATATTATAATGTTCTTAATTATTATTAATTTGAGTTGTTATTAACTTAAGGAGGATTCTAATATGAAAGATATTAATAATATTTTATACAGAATAAACGCTATTCTTGCTGACACAGCTAAAAATAGAACTGGAGAAATACCTGAAGAGAATAAGCTTAAATATATTGATTTAGATAAAAAAACATTAAAAGAGTTATTAAAATCCGACTATTCAGAAGCATACGATAGATATAAACATGAATGTTATATGTTTCGTGGTGTAAGTAATAAAGAAAAAAAGATAATTAAAAAGTATAAAATTTTAAAACCAGGACTTAGAATAACAGCTGGTGTTGGTGATGGTAAGAGAAATTTATATACTAGACTACTCTCGGGTATCCTACCTTCTTGGAAAGAATTTCCACCTAGAAACAAATCTTTTGTCTGCTCAACCAGTTCAGGTTATGCAATGAACTATACAGGTAAAAATCCTAAATTTGATAATGTTTATGTAGTACTACCAAAAAATGGTGCTACTATTGGTATATGTCCTAGAGCTGATATTTGGGATTCATTTAAAATTTTAAAGAAAAATGATATGACTTTAGATGGTTTTCAAAATGCATTTCTTTATATTACTAATCTGATAGGTAAACAGTTGGACGAAATTATTACTAATGAAACTAAAAAGAAGACCACTAAATATTCTAATATAGAAAATATTATAATCAATGCCACTGAATATAAAAGTGATCAAACTATAATTGCTATATTCAATTCTTTATCTGAAAAGATTAAGATGTACATCGATAAAATTATTGATGGCTTAAAAGAAAAACATACTCCAGCGGCAGATATGGCTGTATCAATGTTACAAGAAATGAAAAGACTCAATACTATTGATATTATAGAATTCTTAGATATTATTCTTAATCCTAAAACGAATGGGTTTAAAACTGTAAGTATAAAAAATTTCAAAGAAGAAGCAATTGTAGCATTTACACCAAGCGAAGATGGTAAGGAAGTTTGGACCGATTCTGAATGTTTATTTATTACGTTAAAAGATTTAGCTAATATATTTGTAGATTAATATTAAAAGCCTTTAATTTACTAATCCATAATATTTAGAAATATATATAAAAATTAGTAAATAAATGGAAAGATATTAAACTACTAATATATTAGAATTTATATATATTATTTTAAGTATTAAATTTTGAGTAATTATTTATAAACAATATATTTCTAAAATTTTTGAGATGAATATAATAATGATATAAGGTGTGAACATATGACAGATATTAATCTTATTTTGAATGACATAAATACTATTTTCGCTAGAACGGCTAAATCTAAATCTGGCAATGTACCAGAGAAAAATAAGATAAAGAAAACTACAATTAAAGATATTAAAGAGTTGAAACAACTATTAAAAACCGATTATTCATCTGCTTATGAAAAATATTTAAATGGAAAAGGTATCTTCAGAGGAGTGAACAAAAATGCTGTTAAAAAAATTGGAGTATATAGTATTTTAAAACCTGGATTAAAAGCCTCTGAAGATGTAAAATATAATTTATATACTCGATTATTTTCAGATATTCTACCTTCATGGAAGGACTTTCCGCCAAGAAATCGATCATTTATTTGTACATCAAGCACCGGTAAAGCATTAGAGTTTACGAGTATGTTTGCAACACTTGATGAGTGGAAGAACAATATATATGTGGTACTTCCTAAGAATGGTGCCTCTATAGGTATATGTCCAAAATCAGATTTATGGTGGTCATTTCCGGCTATTAAAAAATTAGGTTTTAAAAACACAAAATTTAAATATTTAAAAGATTTTCAAGATGTCTTTATGGATTTCATTAGATTCATTAGCTTAATATTATATGACCTAACTGTAAAAGATATTAATAAAAATGTGCCTAATGATATTAAAAAATATTCTAAACTTGCTAACATATGGAAAACACTAGGTAATGCATTAGAATATAGTGGTAGTGCTGTCATTGTTACTATATTTGATATATTGTCTAATTATCTAGATAAATATATTGATGATATTATTATTTTAATCAATAAAAATGATCCAATTTTAAAAAAACATGGATTTAAAGCAGCCGATCGACATAATGCTCTAATATTTTTAAATGAATTGAAAAAATATAATACGACAAATTTATTAGAGTATTTAGATATTATACTTAATGCCGAGACAAATGGTTTTAAAAAAGTAAAAATCGAGAACTATAATATTAAATCATCTATAACGCGTAATATTAATGAAACTGGTCATGAAGTTTGGACCGACTCTGAATGTTTATTCGTTAACATGTTATTTTTAGAATCATTAAAGTAAGTATAATAAAATGTATTATGGAGTGCAAATATATGAAAGATATTAATGATATCTTAAACCATGTAAATAATATTCTCGCTGATACGGCTAAAACAAGATCAGGAAAAAAACCAGAAAGATATAAGATAAAGAAAATTCCAGTTGATAATACCCAAAAACTTAAACAACTGTTACAGGCTGAATATTCAACTGCTTATAAAAAGTATTTAGATGGCAAGGCTATTTTTAGAGGTGTATATCCTAATGACGCGGAGTGGATAGGCAAATATAGTGTTTTAAAACCTGGTATTCGAATTGCGTATTTTACGAAAAATAATTTATATACTAGATTATTTTCTGGTATTTTACCGTCATGGAGAAATTACCCACCTAGAAACAATTGTTTCATAGGCTCATCAAGTACTGGTAAAGCGCTTGTATATGCGCGTTGGGCTATGAGAGTAGAAGAATGGGAGGACAATTTATACGTCCTTCTTCCTAAGAATGGAGCAAATATTTGTATATGCCCAACCTCAAACATTTTATTCGCATTCCCAAAAATCTTAAAAATGAGAGAAAAGAGCGTAAAGTTTAAACATTTAAATGATTTTCAAGATGGTTTTATGGATTTTATAGGATTTATTACTTTAATAATATATGAATTAAAAATCAGAGAAGCTGGCAAAAATATTTCTAAAGACGCTAGAGATAAATATTTTGGCTTATTGCGTATACGTAGATTACTAAAGGAATCTTTAGATTCAGGTGGAACTGCAGCCATAATCAGTATACTCAATATTTTATCTAAATATCTTAGTGAATATATAGATGATTTAATAAATATTATAGAGAAAGCTGACCCGATTTTAAAATCACGTGGCTTTAAAGCTAAGGATAAATATAATGCTCTACTATTTTTAAAAGAGCTAAAAAAATATAATACTACTAATCTCCTAGAATATCTAGACATAATATTAAATACAAAAGAAAACGGATTTAAAAATGTAACGATAGAAGATTATAATATTAAAGCATTAATAACGAAAAAAGTTGGAGAAAGTGGTCAAGAAGTGTGGACTGACTCAGAATGCTTATTTGTTAATAAACCGTTTCTAGAATCACTAAAGTAATTATTATGGCAATATCGGGAGAGGTGCGACGATGTGAAAGATATTAATCTTATTTTAGGCAATGTAAATCATATTTTTGCTGATATAACTGAACCTGAACCAGGAGAAAGAGTAGATAAATATAGTACTGAATATTTTACGGTGGGTAGTGATGACGAATTAAAGCAGTTATTAGACACCGAATACTCAGTTGCTTATAATAAATATTTAAATGGTAAAGGTATGTTCAGAGGAGTACATGATAGAATTAAAAAACAAATTGGAAAATATTGTATATTAAAACCTGGTATACGTACAGCATTTTTTACTAAAAATAATTTATACACACGATTATTCTCTGGTATTTTACCATCATGGAGAGGCTATCCACCTAGAAACAAATGTTTTATCTGCACATCAAGTACTGGTAAAGCCCTTAGCTTGACTGAACATTCGTATGGAGATAAAGAGCTCTATGATTTATATGTAGTACTTCCTAAAAATAATGCAAATATTTGTATATGTCCAAGATCAAGTATTCAGCTTGCATTTCCAAATATTTGGATGTTAGGAGAAGAAAACATTAAATTTAAAAGTTTAAATGAGTTTCAAGATGCATTTATGGAATTTATAAAATCTGTCAGTTTAATAATGTATAAATTTTGTGTTGATGAAACTAAGAAAAATGATAATAAAATATCTAAACGTTGTATTGAATTAGCTACTTTATGGAAAACATTAAAATACGCACTTAAACATGGTAGTGATGCTAATATAGTTGCAATGTTAGCTATATTATCTAATAATCTTAAAAGATATTATAACAACATAATTAATATAATTAAGAACGATAATTTAGTTATTAAACATTATAATTTTTCAATCACGGATAGATATAATGTTCTATTATTTTTAAAAGAATTAGAAAAACATAATACTACCGATCTTTTAAAATATCTAGATATTATTTTAAATTCTAAATTAAATGGATTTAAAAATGTACCTATAAAAAATTATGATATAAAATCAATTATAACACATAGAGCTAGTGATACTGGACATGAGCTATGGACTGATGTCGAATGTTTGTTTGTCAAAATGAAACATTTAGAATTAAAATAAATATTATTAATGTTAAAAGGTGATAAACATAATGAAAGATATTAACTCTATTCTTAAACAAGCATATGGTA